CATCCGATCGGCAAGGTGAAGCCAGACCTGTCGTTCTGGGTCGCCGTGCTCGACCCCAGTATCGACCCGCATCAGTGGTGTCGCGGGCGGTTCTCAGTTGCCACGACCGCCCTTGACCTGCTACGGTTCCCGCGGTGGTGGCCCGTGCGCAACTGCGTCACGAAGACCGCGGACGTGCTCCGATGCCACACCCGGTGCAGGACGGCGCAGGGCCTGGCCGATGTGATCCGGCATGGAGGCGTTGGCGATGTCATTTCTGAATGCGGGCGTGATTGAGCGGCCTCCCACCCCGACGAAGGAAGACCTCCGCCGGACTGCCGAGGAGGAGTTGTCTCGAGCGAGGGAGTCGCAACAGGGTGAGCGGCTGAGGCAGCGAAAGCGCGGCGCGTCGCAGCTTACGACCAGCGCGATCGGCAACCTCTTTCCGACGCGGGTGATCTGAATCCAATGCTGCCACCGAAGGACATCGAGGCGACCTACAAGCAGTGGATCGACCTCGGCGATGGAGGCCGGAGCGACTACCTCGAAGACGCCGAAGACGCGGCCGAGCTTACGCTGCCCTCGCTTCGTCCGAAGGGGACGAAGATCTCAATGCGGCCGTACACGCAACTCGGCACGCAGGCGGTCCGATCCCTCGCCGCCACGATCCACCGCCTGATCATGCCTGTCTCGGTGAAGTGGTATCGCCTCGGCCTGACCGAGGAAGCCATCCAGACGATCAACGAGCAGTTCCCCGAGGGTCAGCAGCGGGATGCAGCCGCCAGCAAGATCCACGACCTGCTGGCGAGGGCTGAGAAACAGGTCACCCGCTACCTTGCGAGGACCAACTCCAGGTCCAAGACCGCCGCGGCGATCCTGCGGAACCTGGTCGAGGGAACTACCGCGCTGCACTTCGACGAGGAAGGCGTTCGCGTCTTCCCGCTGCGGAACATCGCGGTGTACCGGGAAGCCGGGGACGTGGTCGTGCTCATCACTCGCGAGGAGTTCTTGCCGGACGACGTGCAGGAACAGACGCCTCCGCAGCGAGACGAAGACCGCTCGTGGATCTACTCCTGGGTCGACTACCAGACCGGAGAGGTCTGGCAGCAACAGTCCATTCGTGACGAGGCCGGGAAGAAGCAGGAACCGAAGCGGGTCAACGCGAAGTCCAGCCAGTACGTCGTCTTCGTCGGCATGGTGCCGGACGTCGACCACTACTCGACGAGCTACGTCTACGACCACCTCTCGATCATCAACGAGATTGACCACCTGAGCCGCAGCCTCGGCGAGGCAGCGGCGGCGGCGGCGCTCATGATCCCGCTGCTCGACCCGGCCTCCAGCATCACTGAGCAGGAGTTCGAAGAGCGGCGGCCGGGCCAGGCATTCCGCGGTCGGTCCGACGAGATCACATTCGTCGCGACGACCCAGAAGATCAGCGACTGGGCGTTCGTCGGCGAGTACCGCGCCACGCTCCGCGAGGAAGTTGCCCGGATCTTCGCCCTCGGCATCAAGGACCGGGCGGCCCGCGCCTCGACCGCGACCGAGATTCTCGAGATCGTGCAGGAGCTTGAGACGTTCACCCAAGACCTGCTCGTCGGCTACGAGGAGACGCTCCAGAAGCCTGAGATCGAGGCCGTGATGGCGGTGCTCGGGCTCGACAGCGTCGAGCTTGAGGGCGGGCTGGTCTTCGAGGTGACGATCACCACCGGCCAGAACGCTCTCCGCCGCGAGGCGTCGATCATGAAGTTCGTCCAGGCCGCCGAGGTCGTGAAGCCGTTGGACCCCAGCGTCCAGATCGACGGCGTGGAACTCATGAACCGCCTTGGCGCCGCGCACCAGTTCGACACCGAGGGCCTGATCTTCCGGGCCGAACCGGAGGCGCCGCAGGGCATCGAGCAGCAGGCGCAGGCCGCAGCCGCCGCGGCCGGGCAACCAACAACCCCAAGCGGCACGCCGACGACAGCGGGTGGGCCACAACCAGGACCGCCGCCGGGCTCCCAGAGCCCCGGCGCGTAAGGAGACACACCAATGCCCGATACACCGATCGAAGACATGGCCGCCGTGCTCGACAAGGCCACCGCGTCTGACCCGGATACGGCTGCGTCGGAGCCGGAGAACCCCGTCGCGGCCACCGGCAAGACCCGCGGCAAGGGCAGGGGCGAGACGTCTGCAAGCCAGGCGAAGGACCCCACCGAGCGCCCGCGTTCCATGCCCGAGCCCGAGCAGAAGCTGGCCCAGCCGCCACCGGCTGCGGTCGACCCGGACGCGCCCGAGCCGGAGATCACCGAGACGGACAAGCACGGTGCCGGTTATGCAAACCCGCTCGGGATCCCGCTCTGTTCGTGCCACCTGCCGATCGACATGGCGAGAAGCCATGGCGGACTCGTGAAGTACGCGTTGCAGAACTACAACCGTTCCGACGTCGCCGGGCTGTCGCCGAGCAAGAACGAGCGGGCGTGCTACCAGCAGTACCTCCGCATCAAACACCGTCGCCCGGTGAGCCTGCGGATGTTCTCCGCGGCGATGCGAGGTATCGTGGCGGGAAGGCAGGTGGCCATCGCGACGTCGCCGGACCTCCCGCCAGTCTGAACCAGTGAAGGAGACACACCATGAAGTACGGACGCTATCTGGAAGAAGGCGGTGGGGAAGGAGACGGCGGGGGTGGAGGAGGCCAAGCGGAGGGTGGTGGCGGAAACGCCGTCGACTTCCGCTCCATCGCCCTCACCGGTGAGGGTGTACCCGACAAGCTCCAAGGCAAGACGGGCGCCGACCTGCTGAAGGCATTCGAGTCCGCCAACACCACGCTCGGCAAGCATGCGACCACGATCAGCGAACTCAAGACGAAGCTCGCCGAGGCGACCCCCGCCGACAACGGCGTCGATCTCAAGGGGCTCTTCCCGAAACTGATCCAGGCTTCGCGCGAATCTGACCGCGTCGATGCTCAGTTGGCCGAACAGATCTCGGAAGCCACCGGGCTCAACCAGGAGACGCTCAACCACTTCGCGTCGTTGATGCACAACGACTGGAACACGAAGATGGGCGGGCTGCAGACCAAGCTCCACCAGTTGATGGACCGCAACGACATCGACCTGATCGCCTCACTCGATGCGGCGCAGTCCGGCGACGTCTTCACCGACGCTGAACTTTCTGGCATCCTGGCTTCGGTGAACATGGGCGGCGTGGACACGCTCAAGATCATGGTCGAGCGGCTCGCTGCAAACGGCGTCGACGTCACCGGCCAGACACTGGGGCGGAAGGGTACGAAGAACCCGCTCAACCTGCCGGATCCGATCAAGGGTCGCAGCGGCGGTGGCGCCGGTGGCGGCACCGCGCCCTACGCCAGCCGCGAAGAGGCACGCGCCGCGTTGAACGAGGCGATCGCGGATCGGTCCGGCGAGAAGCGGAAGGTCTACGACGCCCGGATGAAGGTGAGCAACACCCGAAGCTGGGGCGGCCCGCTTCAGGGTTGACACACGAGGCGGTGGTGGGCTACCGTCTGGTGCGCATTGAGCACGCGTTGGGGTCGCGGCGGAAACGCCGCAACTCCATTTCGGAAACCGCCTGACCTGGTACGGCCTGGCATCGGATGCTGGACACCCGGTCTGGACACTCGGGCGAGTCGACGCCTGGGGCCTGGCACGTTGTTGCTGGACACCCTCAGACCTCGAAGACCATCAGTCTTCTTGAACCCTGAGGATCGACACCATGTCTCTCCATTCACTGCAGTCAAGTCCCGGCTGGGACGCTGCCGTCGAAACCTTCGCGGGCTTCGTCACGCATGCGTACCAGAACGGTGACCAGTACGGCACCGACAAGTGCTTCTTCGGCATGAAGAGCGTCGGTGAGGTGTACAACTACCCCGTCTTCCAGCCCAGCACGGCGTTCAACGAGGCCGACGGCCTCGACATGTACGCGCTGATGCCGGACAACAACGACGACATCACCACGACCGAACTCCCGGTCGACACGCCGATGAAGGACTACCGCCTGATCGGCCTCGATCAGATCGAAGTCCGGCCCGACCTGAACCTCGGCGAGAACTACGCGAAGATGCTCGGCCGCGCTCTGGCCGAGGGCAAGAGCATCCGCCTCAACAACCTGCTGGCTGCCGCCGCGTACGGCACCGATGGGAGCGGTTCTCCGGTCGACAACACGCATGACCTGGACGTGAACGGTTCGTCCAATGTCGGCACCGACCTCAAGGCGATCCTCAACACGATCGCCGCGACGTGGGATGAGACGGGCGTGCCCGCCGACGGGCGTCACATGATGCTCAAGTCGACTCTCTGGTACGAGTTGCTCGGCGTGCCGGGCATCATCACCAAGGAGTACGGCGGCCAGGCGAACGTGCAGCGTCCGGGTGAGGTGATCATCTACGCGAACACGATCATCCACAACGGCAAGGTCGGCTTCGGCGCCGTGGACTACACGAACTCCGCGTGGACCGAACGGCTTCCCAGCAAGTACCGCTACAACATGTCCAACGTGCTCGCCGTGGCGTGGCACGAGGAGGCGTGGGCGCTGCGTCACTGGAAGGAGCCGACCACGATGTACGACTGGGCGACGATGCACGATGCCTTCAAGGCGGAGGCGCGTCTCACCATGGGTGCTGCCGTGATTCAGCCCATCGCTGTTCACGCCATCACCGACAGCTCGACCTGATCCCCCCCTGAACCAGCAAGCGCCGAGGCGTGAACTGGTGTGTCTCCCGGCGGGGGAGTGATCCCCCGCCGGGTATTCCAGAGATCTGATGAAAGAACTCGACGCCGTCAAACTGATCCTCCGGCACAACGGCAAGGAAGCGCCGAACTCGATCACTGATGGCGACCCCGATTCGCAAGAAGCCAGGCTTGCGCTGGAACTGGCGAGGCAGGAGATCCTCTCGCAGGGCCTCGGCTTCAACAGCGAGGAGATCAAGCTTCCCGTCAACGCATCGGGCAAGGTGCTCATCCCAGCCCAGTACCTGTCGGTCCGATGGGCCGCGAAGTACAAGCACCTCACCGAGAAGATCGACCCCGCCGACAGCCTGCTCTATGTCTGGGACCAGAAGCAGAAGGCCTGGTACGACTTGCCGCTCGAAGTCATGGTGACGTACGACGTCACGGTCTACACCTCGATTCCACACCCGTTCGCGATGTGGATCGCCTGGTACGCCGCGGCGAACTACCACTTTCAGAAGCAGGGCATGGGCAATCAGTGGCTCGAGCAGCGAACGCTCAGTGCGAAGGCGAAGGCGTTCAACTCGTTGCCGCCACGCACGACGCGAACAACGTCGGGCTTCCTCGGCATCGACGCCGCGCGAGCGAGGTAACCGATGGCACGACCTCGCGCAGTCACAATCGACCAGTTGTGGAGAGGCCCGAGCAGTCAGCCCGCATGGAAGCGGCAGCCTGGCCAGGTGGCTGACGCGACCAACATCCGCCACGACATCTCCCGCGGCGCCGTCGTTCGCAACCCGTCCGAGTTCGTCGCCGATCTGGTCCGATCCGACATGGAGGACGAGGATGGCGGCGTGATCTACAGCCTCGCCGAGAACCTCGACCCTGACGACGACTGGTACTTCTTCTCGATCCGCAACATCATCGTCGGGATCGGCGTGAAGAACACCACCGCGCAGACGCGGATGGTGTCAGCGTGGGATGACGACGGCACGCCGCTGGACGTCGTGCTCTGGGACCTCCCGACCTCGACCGACGGCACACAGTACCTCGACGCCAACCTTCCGAGCGACACGGCCGACATCGACGTGGCGGTCAACGTCGACACGGCGATCATCGCGGACCGGACGTCAACGATTCAGTTCTCGCCCTCGTGGTCGTTCCGGCAGTGTTACAACTACATCAAGAACGGCTACCCCGGAACGACAGACGAACTCCATGAAACGGGCTGGGGCCAGACCGACGAGGCGCCGGACGTGTACTCGTACTTGTTCGGCAACGGTGAGAACGCGCTCAGTTCTGCCGACAACGACGACCTCGCGAAGCACGACGGCCACATCGTCAAGATCGAGTTCGACCAGGACCTCGACCCTGCGGGCTGGTACGTCTACTACGACGGCGTCGACTCGGGCACCGACGGCGAGCCGTACCCGCTGCGTAGCGTGAGCGACCCCGACAGCGTCATCTTCGACCCTGAGTCGGACGGCATCTTCCCGAGACATGAGCGGTGGTATCGCATTCCCGACGGCCGGGGCGACAGCAAGAGCGGCAACAGCGTCATCGAAGACACCGACAACGGCCAGCCTAACGCGAGGATCGACGGGTCGACGGCGCCGATCCGCGCGTCGTACGTCGAGTCCGAGGGCAAGGTCTACATCACCGAGGGCCCCTGGAAGCAGCGGCTCTCCGGCAACCAGTCGACGAACCCCGGCCTTTCTCTCAGGCAGCCCAAGGCCGTCGAGTTCTTTCTCGGTCGGCTCTTCATGGCTGGCGGTGTCAGCCTGTCTGGTTCCGCGGTCGGCGAGTTCTGGAACTTCTTCGACAACAACGTGAACGTCATCGTGGACTCAGACCCGCCCGACGAGTTCATCACGTTCAAGAACGTGGGTAAACCACTCCGCCTCGCCGTCGCCGGGTTGTCGATGATCCTGCTGTGTGAGCAGGGCCAGATCTCCTACTCGTCTGGCGGGCAACCGCTGTCGAATGTCAACGGGCGAATGCGGCTGCTGACCAAATTCAGCACTCGCGACATCCGCGTTGGTGACACGGGCAACTTCGTCACGTTCATGGACGCGTACCAGAACGTGTATCAGTTGACGTATCGGGACAACGATACCGGCGTGCAACTGACAGGCCACCTCAACCTCGCCGACCTGAAGCGGTTCCACGGTCATGAGTCGGCGGCGATCTACCAGATTGAGCGGGTGCTCTATATCCCTGGCGCAGACGGCAAGACACAGACGCACGAGGTCTTCCTGACGACGGAGCAGGAGATTCAGTCCGCGTGGTCGGCGTTCACCACCATCGGCGACATCGTCTACGTCGACCAGTGGCAGGATCGCCATCGGTGGGTCACTGTCGACGATGAGCGATACACGCTGGTGAAGTACGTCCATCACTACGTCGAGCCCCCGGCTGACGCCGACTTCTGGCCGCGGCTCGACCGGCTCGAACGAGTCGACGGCGTGTACAACTCGGCGACGAAGCGGACGACCTTCACCCTGAGCGGTACGCATGATGCAGACGAGACGGTGCGTGTCGTGCGTGTCGACGAGAACAACGCCCACTCGGTGCTGAAGCCTATCGCAGGGTCGATCTCTGGTCGGTCGTTCGAGGTCTACGACAACATCGAGACGAACTCCGCTGGCGAGACTCCGTACGTCGGCTTCGACTACACGTCCGAGTTGGACATCGGGTTCCTGTATGGTGGACCGACCGCAACCCAGATGATCATGACGGACCTCTTCGTGTTCTTCGAGGACACGACGAACTTCGAAGTCATCATCGTGAACAATCAGGGCGAGGAGCGAGTCATCGACTGGCAGGGCCTGCAGGTCGGCGTATCCGAGATCGGCGCCGTCAGCCTGAGGACCGGTGCAGCGCAGTTCAATGTGAGCGGTGACGCTCGATACAACCGAGTGAAGCTGAGGCACTCGGGAGCGGGACAGGCCATGTGGTCAGCCCTGCACTACCAGATCGACCCACGCACACCGAGCCTTCGATGAGCTACGCAGGACTTCAAACACAACTCAACCTCGCCGCGTTTGCTCCGGGAATCATCGGGGGTGGGGGGCCAGGCGCCGGCAGCTACGGCGGCGGCAGCGCCGCGGGCGGACTCATCGCGATCCAGGTCATCGCTGGCGTGGCATTCGGCATCAACGCCGCGTCCCAGTCACAGGTCGGAAACTCGTCACGGCAGGATCAGTTCACCGAGTTCTTCGGGCGGGTGAAGGACTCGCTCGAAGACAACGCCACGGCAGACGTCCTGAACACGACGCAGCAGGCCGAGGAGGCTGAGCGTGCGGTCGGGTCAATCCGTACGGCGTTCGCCGAGAAGAGCGGCCAGTCTGTCGGCGGAGTTACATCGACGGTCGCGGGGCAGTCGGCTCGCAACACGGCAGCGATCCACGCGGGCACCAGGCAGCAGGAGCGGTCGCTCTATCAGCAACTGACCGACGCCGAGAACAGACTCAACAGTGAGATGACGGCGCCATGGTGGGAGTTCACGAAGGGCGCCATGCAGGGCTTCGACATCGCGGGTGGGCTCATCAGCGCCGTCTCGGCCTTCAAGTCTGCCGTATCCATCGGCGAGACATTCGATACCAGGGTCGCCGCCGCACTTGACGGCGCAGCCCTCTTCGTGAAGGCGGCCGAGTCCGCGACGGGCACGATCGGCGCGGTCTACGAACGCGAGAGGACCGCGTTCAATGTCCTCACCGAGCAACAGCGAAGCATGCTTCAGCGAATCGAACTGATCGAGGGCGCCGACCGCGCAGCCTCCGACGCGATCCAGCAGAACCGCAACTTCGGCAAGATGATCGGCACGCCGACATTCAAGAGCCGGT